GCTTTGATATTGGTCAGGGTACGGATCCAAAACGATGGAGACATGCTAACTTTTCAGGTGTAGGTACATTTGCTACTGGTGCAGTTGCTGATGCTATCCAGATTGGAATTACTGGCGCATCAGAAATTGATACTTCATCAGGAGATTTGACTCTTGATTCTACTGGTGGCACAGTTATTGTTGATGATCAGTTAAGCGTAACGGGTGTTTCAACCTTCACTGGCGTCATTGATGCCAATGGTGGTGCTACGATTGATAATATTCAAATCGGCATAACCGATAACAATGAAATTGATACATCAAGTGGCGGATTAACGTTAGATTCTTCTAGTGGTCAAACAACTATTGACGATAATCTGAGTGTTACTGGTGTATCGACATTCACTGGTGCCACAACCTTTACTGGTGCTATTGACGCTAATGGTGGTGCTACGATTGATAATATTCAAATTGGTGTTACTGATAATAATGAGATTGATACTTCAACAGGTAATCTGACACTTGATTCTGCAGGTGGTTTTACTACTATTGATGATGCTTTAACAGTAACTGGAGTATCTACTTTTAGTAGTTCCACAACCTTTACTGGTGCTATTGACGCTAATGGTGGAGCAACGATTGATAATATTCAAATTGGAGTCACTGGTGATAATGAGATTGATACATCTACTGGCAATCTAACCATTGACTCTGCTGGTGGACTCACAACAATTGACGACAATTTAACAGTCAGTGGTGTTTCCACATTTACTGGTGTTATTGATGCTAATGGAGGTTTAACAGTAACTGGAGTATCTACCTTTAGTAGTGCTATTGATGCTAATGGAGGTTTAGATGTATCTGGTGGAGAAACAACGCTCTCATCCGCCACAGTTTCTGACCTTACATCTGGTAGAGTAGTTCTTGCTGGAACTAGTGGATCACTTGAAGATAGTCCAAATTTGACATTTGACGGGTCTACCTTAGGAGTAGGATCAACTGTTGATGTCACAAATCTTGAAGTATCAAACATCAAAGCAAAGGATGGCACCGCTTCAATTACAATCGCTGATACTACTGGTGTTGTTGCAATCAGCACAAATTTAACAGTTCAAGGAGACCTGTTTGTAACTGGTAGCAGAACTGAAGTTAATACCGAAACACTTCTTGTAGAAGACCAGTTGATTGAAGTTGGTCTTGTTGATAATGGTAGTGGAAGTTTGATTGCACCATCTACAGATACTGCATATGATGTTGGTATCTTATTCCACTATTTTGATACATCTGCCAAAAAAGCGGCACTTTTCTGGGATGATTCTACAAGCAGAGTCGCTGTTGCATCTTCAGTTACAGAAAGTGCTTCAAATGTAATGGAAAATATCATATATGCTGGATTTGAAGTTGGTGCTCTCTGGGTTAATGATTGTGCTGGTCAATCGCAAGTTATTTCCTGCACAGGATCAGAAAGAAACTTAGAAAACATCACCATAGATTGTGGTACTTTCACCTAAATAAAGAATAACTTATAAATATGGGTGGGGGACATCTCCCACCTTTTTTTGTATATTGAATATGACTGAAAACGATTACAAAAATTTTATTGCAGTATATCAACAAAAATCTGCTGATTTATTCAATCAAACTATTGCCCTTGAGGCAAGAGTGATGAGTTATAATCAGTTGATTGAAGCACTGAAAAATAAGATAAATGAGCAGAATGATGAGATTGAAAAGTTGAAAGCAAAAGGAAATAGAAAAACTACAAAAACAGATAATTCATCTTCTGAGGAATTCTAATGGCAAAACCATCAACACGCCAAGAACTAATTGACTATTGTCTTAGGCGTTTAGGTGCTCCAGTATTGGAAATTAACGTAGACGACGACCAGATTGATGATTTGGTTGATGATGCACTTCAGTATTTCCAAGAAAGACACTTTGATGGTGTCGAAAGAATGTATTTGAAATATAGAATTTCCCAAGCAGATATAGACAGAGGAACAGCCACTAACAATAGTGGAAGTTTAAATACAACAGGTATTGTAACTACTACAGCTACTTCTACAAGCGTTCCTGGTTTGGGCACTATATCATCAAATTTTTACGAAACTTCTAATTTTATTCAAATTCCAGATTCAGTAATAGGAATTGAAAAGATATTTAGATTTGATACTAGTTCAATATCTGGTGGAATGTTTAGTATCAAATACCAGTTATTTCTGAATGATTTATATTATTTCAACTCTGTAGAATTGCTACAGTATTCTATGACTAAAACATATCTTGAAGATATTGACCACCTTTTAACTACAGACAAGCAGGTAAGATTTAATAAGAGACAAGACAGACTCTACTTGGATATTGATTGGAAAGCACAAACTGTCAATGATTTTATAGTCATTGATTGTTATAGAATATTGGATCCAGATACATTTACAGGAGTATATAATGATAGTTTCTTAAAGAAATACTTGACAGCACTCATCAAGAGGCAGTGGGGACAAAACTTAATTAAGTTTAATGGTGTTAAACTTCCAGGTGGAATTGAGTTGAATGGAAGACAAATATACGATGATGCTGAAAGAGAGATATCGGAAATACAATCAAGAATGGCTACAGATTATGAACTTCCTCCTTACGACTTTATTGGATAATGGCACTAAATCCTTTCTTTCTACAAGGCTCTTATGGAGAGCAAAGACTTGTACAGGAGTTGATTAACGAGCAACTCAAAATTTATGGTGTAGAAGTAACCTACATCCCAAGAAAGTTTGTAAGAAAACAAACTATTATTGAAGAAATTCAATCGTCCACATTCGATGATAATTTCTTATTGGAAGCATACATCAATAACTTTGATGGATATGGTGGTGCTGGTGATATTATGACAAAGTTTGGTGTTAGTATTAGAGATGAGTTATCTTTAACTATTTCCAAAGAAAGATTTGAAGACTTTATTGCAGTTTTTCTTGAGGATATGGATGATGGTGAAATTGAAGTTTCTACAAGACCTAGAGAAGGTGATTTAATTTATTTCCCACTTGGACAGAGAATATTTGAAGTTAAGTTTGTAGAGCACGAACAACCTTTCTATCAGTTAGGCAAAAATTATGTTTACGAATTAAAGTGTGAACTCTTTGAATATGAGGATGAAGTTATTGATACAACAATTGATGAAATTTCAGATGTTTTGGAAAAAACTGGATATATCATAGACCTCTCTCTATTTTCTGGAGGGACTACAGCAAATGTTTCTGCCACAGTTAATAGTGGATATATTAGACAAATTTTCTTGAATAATGATGGGTCTGGATATACGAGCACACCAACAGTTGCAATATCAACAGCACCATCTGGTGGCACTAATGCAACTGCTGTTGCAATAACAACTACAAGAAATAATATAACATCTATCAAAGAAATTCTTCTCACAAACGCTGGTGCAGGTTACACCGTAACACCAACCATATCAATTAGTGGTGGTGGAGGGTCTGGTGCTGCTGCTACATGCAGTATTAATACTGCTTCCAATGGACTCATTTCTTTCAATGTTACTGGTGGTGGTGCAGGATACTCAACAACACCTTCAGTGACTGTTAGTGCTCCTGGATCTGGAACAACTGCAATTGGAAGAGCTGTTGTAAGTGACACTGGCACAATATCCAGAGTTTATGTAATTAATCCTGGAGATGGATATACAAGTACACCAAGTGTTGTTGTTGGTGCAGCTGCAACTACAGGAATTGGCACATTCTGGCGTAACGAAATTGTTACTGGATCTAGATCTGGAACAACTGCAAGAGTTAAGAGGTGGGTAAAGGCTACCAATACTCTACAGGTTGGAATTTCATCTGGTACTTTCTATCCAGGAGAACTTATTACTGGATCTAAATCTGGAGCAGAGTATCAAATAAATGTATCAATAGCAAACACAACTATTGATAAATACAGTCAAAATGATCAGTTTGAAGTTGAAGCAGATAATATACTCGACTTCACAGAATCAAATCCTTTTGGTAACTATTAATGTTAGGAACTTATCACTACCACGAAATCATTAGAAAGACTATTATTGCCTTTGGCACTCTTTTTAATGATATTCATATCAAGCATAAGGATGAAACAAAAGTCATTAGTGACATGAGAGTTCCATTGGCATATGGACCAACTCAAAAGTTTCTAGCAAGACTTGAGCAGCAGGCAGATTTAAACAAACCTGTGCAGATTACATTACCTAGAATGTCATTTGAGATGACTTCTATTGATTATGATTCCTCAAGAAAGACTGGAGTTACCCAGACTTTTAGAGCAGTTGATGGCAACACAATGAAAAAGGTTTTTATGCCCGTTCCATATAATATTGGATTTAAGTTATCTATTCTCTGCAAGTTAAATGATGATGCTTTACAGATTGTTGAGCAAATTCTTCCAAACTTTCAACCAGCGTTTAATTTAACAGTTGACCTAGTT